ATATACTTAATTCTGATGTTTCTAGTAAACCAAGTATATTGCTTAAATCAAATGACATATACATGGTTGCTAGACAAGAACTTAAAACAGATGATGACAATGTAATATCAGCAGGTAGTATTATGCTTGCCAAAGAGGACGAAAGTTTTCTTAAAGAGTCTTTTATCAAAATAAATAATCACGGTGATATTGGGATTGATGGTAATACAATTTATATTGGAAATTTCTTAAAAGAAGTCGTTAAAAAAAATTTAATGTCTGAAGCTGAAGTGTTATTTTCAAGCGAAGAAAATCCTATTGACGCTTTAAGTAAAGAAGACTTAGACAGCATGCACGGCACTGGCGAAGGTGTTGTTCTTGGTTATGATCAAAAACTATCTGAGCCTTTGGTTTTAGGAAATTCTTTAAATGTAATTCTAAAAGACATGATTGAACTTAATATTACGCTTATTGATGAGATTGATAAATTGTCACAATCCCTTCAAACACATATACACGTAGGAATTCCTGGCTCTGGAGTTTCTGGGCCAATGCAAGACCCGAGTGCATTTATAACGTACTCTAATCAGTCAAAAAATAGCATGAACAACAGTTTAGATGAAATAAGAAACAATCTTAAATTTATTTTAAGTAGATTTTCTAAAACTTCATAAAATGATATTTATATTGTTGTAAGTAAATGTTGTGTCATTAGAGAGAAAAAGCATATGTCAAGTTTAGGAAGAACGATAAGCCAGACTAGACAGTTTGGTAAAATAAAAGAAAAAACTTTAAAAAAAGAAAGAATGCCTATTGGAATTAAAACTCCTTTAAGTTTAGGCGAAAACACTCAAGAATCTCTGTTTAAAATGAACTTTGAACCAGCTACTCAAATAAAAGATAACTTAAAAAATCTTATTATGACACAAAAAGGTGAACGTTTAGGTTTTCCTGACTTTGGTACAAGTTTGTCAACTATTTATTCAAATACACAACTCACAAAAGAACAAATTGAGCAAATAATAATGGCTGAAATTTCAGAAGCAGTTGAAAAATATATGCCAAGCGTAGCATTAACAGAATTCTATAGCAAAAAGCTAAGCAATGAAAAGAACGATCCTAATAACAACGCTGACGAATTTTTAAGCCAACAAACTCAAACAAAAATTGATGCTGTTTTTTCTAGTAAAAAATTAAATGACAAAAACAATACTAACGAGTCTTTATATGAAGTAAACATTTTATATAATGTTCCTTTAGTTGAAGCAAGCAATGAATTGCTAACGATCTATATAAAAGCAGCAAGGTAAAAACATGTCTTCAAATAAATTACAGAAATATTTAGAAAATAAAAATAAAAATAGAACATTTAGCAATAAAACGTTTAATGACTTTAGACAAGATATGTTAAATTATGCAAACGAGTTTTACTCTGAACAGATAATTGACTTTACAGAGTCTTCATTAGGTGGTATGTTTTTAGACTTTGCATCTATTGTTGGTGACTCCTTAGTATATTATGCAGAACAACAATTTAATGAGCTGGACTATACTACAGCAACAGACCCAGAAATCATTACAAGACATTTGCAAAAAGCAAATATTAAAGTCCCTAAAGCATCTCCGGCTTCTGCAGAAGTAACATTTACTTTTGTTCTGCCTATAGATAATAATGCATCATCTAATACATCACTTAAACCTATCAAATCTTTAGTTCCATATGTCAAAAAAGGCACAAGTATTTCTTCTTTAAATGGTATTAATTTTATGTTAATCGAAGATATAGACTTTATTAAAGGAACTAAAATACTTCCAGGTGAAAAAGATGAAAATGGCAATCTTATAAACTTGCTAGTATCTAAAAAAGGCTTGTGCACAAGCGCTGAAATTGGTGAAGAGTCTGTAACTTTTAGTAATAATGCAGGAAAGTACTTATCGTATGAGCTTGAAAATGAAGAAATTACAAGCATTGTCTCAGTAAGAGACAACCTTTTTAACGAATACTACGAAGTTGATTATTTAAGTCAAGATACTGTATATAAAAAAGTAAAAGGTGCTCATGACGACAATTACATGTCAGTTTCTCCTGCTCCGTATAGATATATTATAGAAGAAGACTATGCTAATGGAAAAACAATACTAAGGTTTGGTGCAGGTGACTCTTATAGCGTTAAAGATGACACTTTTTCAAACCCTGAGGATTTGCTGTTGCCTATTAAAGGTAAAGATGTAATAGGTAGAATAGATATGTCGCCAGGTGATCTTTTAGATTCAAATACTTTAGGTATATCACCTATAGGCAAGACAATTACTATTACTTATAAATATGGAGGAGGATTATCACATAACGTAGCAGCTGGTTCAATAACACAGATAGACAATTTAATGATATCGTATCCTCATGCTAGCGAAAGTACTAATGAAGTTGAAAAGCAAAGTGTAACAAATTCTCTTGTCACTAATAACGAGTTTAAAGCATCAGGCGGAAACGCTCCTCCAACGTTTGAAGAGTTGATCTCTCTAATTCCACAAAAACTTAAAAGTCAGTCTAGGATTATTAATAAAGAAGATTTACTATCAAAAATAATGACAATGCCTTCAGACTTTGGAAGAATAAACAAAGTGGCAGCTTTGGACAATCATTTCTTTTCACAGCAAAAAGATCTATATATCTTGTGTAAAGATCAAGATGGTTTTTATGCAAATTCTTCTGACGCATTAAAAATAAATCTTATGAACTTTATAAAAGAATACAGAGCATTAGGAGACAGATATAATATAATTGATGCACCTATTTTCAACTTTGGAATAAAAGTTAAAATAAAAGTTAAATCAGAACAGCCTGTAGAAAACACAGTGTTTCAAATAACAAATGACATTATAACATTGATGAGATTTGACTTGTATGATATTGGCTCTCCTATTGATGTTGATAAAATCTATAAAATCATAGAAACCAATATAGGCGTAAGTTCTGTATTGACACCAAAACACAACGCAATTGTTTCAAAGTCTAACGTAGGGACTACATTTACAGATGAAGTTAATATTTTAACATATCAGGACACGTTTTTTTCGCCTGTTCAACACTATAAAGACGGAATAATTTCGCCTCCTCGCGGCTCAATATTTGAAATAAGATATCCAGTTAATGATATTGAAATAATAGTTGCAGACTAAAAAGAAAGAAGCTTATAATGATAATAAAATTCATATCAAATAAAGACACGTTTGTAACTAATATGAACACAAAGTACAACGAAGGTGTTAACGCAAATTTTGGTCAAGCATCCACGTTAGATCTGTACAAGCTTTATAATGAAAATATTAATGCTTACTCATGGGCAAAGTTAAATTTTACAGATGACTTTGTCGGTAACGAAGAAGTATCTTTAGAAGACGCTTATGGTAATCAAGTAAATTTTATTATAGATGTAACTAGTAATACTCTAGATGGATCAACTGATGATGATGGAAAAGTAATTATAGGTGTTCAAAATCTTCAATTATCTGATTATGCTGAGCGTTTTAAAACTGTCATTGACAATGTAAGTGTCAATAACGAAAATAATTTAAACTTTAACATGATTGTTAGCGTAGATTCAGACAATAGTTTGATTTTGAGACAAACAAAGAAAGGACCTGTAGGTGACACATCTTTTTTAATACCTGATACTATGCAGCATGTAACAAATAACAATATTACAAAATTTAGCAGGATCGATTATAGTGTCATATTAATAAAATATAATTTAGAAGAACTTTTAGAAAAATGGGCGATCAATAATAATGCAGGCTCATTTACTAGTGTTAAATCTTATATTACATTAAAAGATGTTTCAACAGGCATACAAAAACCTAAAAACTACACGCTAGAACTTTACAAAATAAAAAAAGGTAACTTCTTAGAAGGTCTAGGAAAGGACGTAAAAAGCTTTTCTGACAGCTATGTGACAAATTTTTCAAAATTTAATGAGTCATTAAATTGGTCTGTCGAAGGATTTATAACAGACGAAATTGAAGATGAGCCGTTGAGTACATTTAATGTAGTTCAAGGAGACGAAAACATAGTTTTCGATGTTTCTGACTATGTACAAGATTATATATCAGGTATAAATAGAGACAATTTTGGATTTTTAATAAAGTTTAGCGAAAACAACATTTATGATAAATATTCATATTTTGCAAAAAGACTGGGGAGTCGTCATTTAGTTAATAAAAGTTTCGTACCTGTTTTAGATGTTTTAATAGATGATTCTGAGTATATCGAAAAAATTAATAAAACTGACTTAAAAATAGCAACAGAAGGAAGCTATTCTTTCAAGATTAAAACGCCTAGCTTTATAAACGAAAATTCGCTATTAAATTTTTCTTTATATTATTACGACAAAAATAAAAACATTGTAGAGATTGCTAGTGTTCTAAACAAAAGCAAAAATGACATTTTAAATAACTTATTAGAAGAAGTCCCAGTAGATATTAATGGTGACAGAGTCAATCTAGTAGATCTATTAAGAGAAAGTAGGCTAAATTTTCAAGGAAGTGTTATACAGGACCAGTTGACGCTAAACTGTCAGGCGTCTAATTTCCTTTCAGACAGTATAGTATCTTATGTTAACAATAAAAACAATAAAGAATTAGACTTTTATTTTAAAGTATATTTTTCTGAGGCTGAAAAAGAAAATATTGTCTTGCTTGACAAAAAATACAAGATAGACTACACGTTTGACGTTAATGCAGATTTAATCGAAAATGACAGCCTGTATGTTACATGTAAATTTGATAGAAAGTTAAACGGAAACAACACAGCGTATACAATAAGCACATACTTTTTAAGTCTAGAAGAAAGATACAAGTCGTCAAGAATGCCTTATGATTTAGCTAGTTTAGATTTAGACGACGTATATTATTCTATTTATGATGTAGATACAGGAAAAACTTTACAAGACTTTATGGATACAGAAGAATTTAACTACGCTTCAAGAATGTTTTATGACTTAGAAAAATACACAAGCAATATTTTTATAAGCGAGATTTACAAAAATAAAAGAATTAACTTTAAGTTTAAAGCAAAATTAAAATCAGGTAAAGAAGTAATTCTTTATAACGAAAAACTAAGTTTTAAGGTAGAAAACTAAAATGAAAAACTTAGACTCTTACTTTGAAAACAATAAAAAAACAAACTTGTCATCAAAATCATACCAGAGAAAAACTGCAAATAATTTTGATGAAAATTATAGAGATATAAGTCTTCAAAGTTTTAATGACTATAAAAAAATTGAAGAACCAA